CGATACCACCTTCACCTGCGCCTGGATCGCCTGATCCGCCGCCAAATGCTGCGCCACCGCCGCCACCTGCATAATTAACTGATGATCCCGTGATCGATGAGGCTGATCCAGCGCCACCGTTTCCGCCGCCTGATCCTGGGTCTGTTCCACTGGCGTTTGCACCTGCTGCGGCTTTACCGCCGCCACCTGATCCAGCATATTGCGCACCAGTACTTGTTTTGCTTCCGCCGTTGTTTCCTTCGCCGCTAGTACCCGTGCCACCGTTTCCACGATATGCGCCACCGCCTGCTGATCCGCCATTGCGACCTGCACCCGTGCTGGCTGATCCACCACCGCCACCACCGCTGCACGTGATTGTTGAAAATACTGATGCGATTCCATCTGCGCCTGATGGTGTTGGGGATGTAGTTGATCCTGCACCACCTGCACCGACTGTCACTGTGAATGATGACGGCAATTCAAAATCACTGCCAGTTTTCATACCGCCAGCACCGCCGCCGCCACCTAGATCGTAGCCACCGCCGCCGCCACCTGAAACCACCAAATATTCGACGAGTATTGGTTTTGTTTGCGATGCAAGAATTCCCAATATTGGCATTTTAGGAAAGACCGCCAATAATCGTGAAAACGTTTGATGCGGTGCAAATGATTGTCGCTGCGCCATATCGTGATGTGATCTTTGGTGCTGCAACGCTTGCACCTGCTGATGTTATTGTTACGCCAGCGCCAGCGGCGAAAGTCACTTGACCGACACCAATTTGCTGAAGGTTGATTTGTTCACCGGCTGAAAATACTGACGGTGGCACTGTGACTGTAATTGGTGATCCGTTTGATGCCGTGACCAATTTGCCTGAATCAGACGCGACCAAAGTGTAAGTCGTGCCTGTCTGTGCGTTGAATGCGATGTTTATGACTGGAGCTGTCAGCGTCTTGTTTGTAAGTGTCTGTGTGCCGGTAAGGGTCGCCACTGTAGAATCGATGGCCAAAGTAACCGCGCCTGATGTACCGCCGCCGGATAGACCAGTGCCAGCTGTGACCTCAGTGATGTCGCCGATGTCATTTGTGATCCACGTATAGTCCAAATCGGTCGCGCTTGCCTTGGACAAGATTTGACCAGTCGTGCCGCCTTTCAGATCGACGAATGACGTGTCAATCGAGTTGCCAAGGGTACGCATAGCCGCTGCGCCATCCTTGACCAAGTCCGTGTCGTCTGGGGTTTCCCATCCGAAATTAGTAGTAGTTGCCATTTATGCCACCGCCCCGATCGCTTTTTCCCATGTAAGTGTGTTTGAAATTGTATTCCAGACCTCTGCCGCGTTCACCTGTTCCCAGTTTATCGCTACCTGTGAGAATTCGATCGGCGACATGTTGATCGTCAATAAAATCGAATTAAGCGACACGCTCCACGTGAACCCTTCGACATAACCTTGGAATTCTCCGCCGGATATGTTTAGCGGCAAATCTGTCAAGCTGATTGGCATTCCCATGAATATGCCCAAGAGTGCGTCGCGCTGTTGATCGCTCAATTCTGGCGATGTAATTGGGAATGTAATCGACTCAAATTTGGCTCTAGGGTATGACCTAAGATCCAGATACCTTTGCGCCTGATCTTCGGCGTCTGTTTTATTTTCAAGGGTTGTCGTGATGGATTGCCCCAGCTTGCCAAATATCGCGATCGATTCCAAATCTTCGACTTCTTCTGTACCACCTCGATATTTGAGTGCAATGACATTGCGAACGTCGCCAGACTGAGTCACTGTACGGATACCGGCGGCCAAGCCCTGATTGGCTGAAATAACTGTGTAGCCATTGTTCGCCAGATAATCTTGACGATGTGTAGCCCCTGCATAATTGATAAGGCCATCGGCGGATTCGTAAAGGTAGCCAAAGCCAGACACGGCCAAAGCTGAGGCCAATGAATAGACATCTGTCACTTCTGCCGTCCGTGACTGTAGCTCATAGATCCCTGTGTCGATCTCACCGAGTCCAGTATTCTGCGCATTTGCCCAAGTTTCGGTTGATGAATATGTCGCCCAAGTTAAGCCGGCAGGGACTTCCAGCCAGTTATTTACAAGGAGATCCGTCAATAGTGATGCGATCTGTACCCCATCGAGATCCTTGGCGAGTACGCCTTCGGTAAGCGCTTTAGGCAATCGAGAGAGTGCGCCGAGTGCCGTCAGTGATGCAGCTGTGGCCATTCCCGATCCGCCAGCTGATACGACTTCGAGTGTGACGTCTGTGATGTTGCCGCCGAATATGGTCACATAAGTGCCAGTCGAGTCTTTGAGCTGTAGCGTCATGCCTTGATTGACTTGAAATTCGAATACGGAATTATTTAGATTGATGACTGTGAGCGAGCAATATCCGGCGACTGGCTGAGAGTAAATGTCTGTTCGCCCTGATGTAATTGATACCCCTGAAAGAATGACATTTGTGTAGATTTCTCCACCGATTGTCACACGCCACTCTGGATTGAATATGCTCATGAGTAGCTAAACTGTCCAGCGCCTAGTGTGCCGCGCGATGATGAGCGATTGAGTACATCGATGATCGTGCGTGCTGTGCCTTCGGCGTCGATTGCGCCGTTCACTGTGAGATTGATGACCGAGCCACCGCCGCCGCCCATTCCGCCATTCGGAATAATCTTGCCGCTAGTCGTAGGGACGAACAGCTCTGGACCGCGCTCGCCGACCACGTATGACGTGCCACGATTGACTGGGCCACCCAAAGCCCTACCACCGCCAAAAACTCCACCGATCGCGCCTGTAATCGCCTGAGTGACTGGATTGTTTTTGATAAAATTAACAATCGCTTTGATGGCGTTATATGCCTTATTGATTACTTGGACAAGTTCGACGAATAGATCGATCACGAATCCAATCGCCTCGCCTAACACGGTAAAAGTAATTTTCAATTGGATACCGATTGTTGGTGCTAAGAAATCGCGGACGAAAGCTGCAATAGATTTAAACAATGAAAAAAGTGGCTGTAATTCTGTTTCGTTAGCTTTGATTTTTTCTGTGACTTTTGTGAACGCTGACCGCAATGCATCAATCGCTGGGACTAGAATTGCCTTTAATGCCGGTACGATGTACTCATCTATAAACAGATAAATTGACCTAAATGTTGGCAGCACATAATCACGGATGTATCCGGTCAGCGCTTCAAATACTGGAGTGAGCTTTGGCCCTAATTCTTCGGCTAATTTCTGGATGACTGGGATTACATTATTTACAAATCCACTGACCAATGGTGTGATGGCGTCAAGTACGAAAGATCCGACTGTTTCTTTACCTTCGGCAAATGCGACTTTCAACCGATCCATTTTGCCGGCAAATGTGTCAGCCTTTTCCGCTGCTTGTCCGCCAAATGTTTCGGCAAGTTTGGCTGTGATTTCTTCCATCGACATCGATTTCAATTCGGCAGCTGTAAGCCCAACCCCTAATTTGCCCAGCGATGTCGTCGATCCATCCAGCCCCTTGCCCAATGCGTTTGTGACCGCTTCGAGTGACTTACCGCTACCGGCGGCGATGTCAATCGCCAGCTGTTGCAATTTCAGCGCTTCTTCGGAATCTTTTGTCGATCTGACTAGGCGCTCAAAACTAGGTCGTAGCTCATCGTCAGTCAGACCAGTCAGTAATGATGTTTTGAGTATCTGCGACTCGACCGCCGCGATCTGTGAATTTGTTGCGCCAGTGACGTTTGTGAGTGTTGTGGCAAGTTTGGCCTGTGCTGCTTCATCCTCGATGGCAGCCTTTACGCCATCGACCAATAGTTTTCCAGCATAAGCGACCGCAGCTGCGCCAGCGGCGGCAAAGGCCGCGCCAGCTACTTTGCCAAATTTTTTGACTTTATCGCCAAATCCACTGACCTCATTCGATGCGCCATTGACGCCTTTGCGTAAGCCATCCAGATCGGCGTCGAATGTAATCTTTACTTTTGGAATGCCAGCCATCAGTCAAGCCCTGCTTTCTTCGCTACATCTCGCACCATTTGAGAATATTCTCGCGCGATGATTGGGATGTAGTAATCCATCGCAGGATTGATCCAGTATCCCGATTTTCTGTAAGGCGCTTTAAATCGATCCCTATATGTGCGGCCTGCCTTATCCTGACCGCTATGTGATCCAAATTCTGATCCCCAAAGTAGTGCGCCAGCTGATGCGGCCTGTTGCTTGACAACGCTGCCGCTCTTTCGCTTTTCGCCGCCCCATTTGCGGCCGACCTTCTTCGGGCCACCGACATCGACGCGGATCAATCGATCGCGCTTTGGAGATATTGATTCGGCAACCTTGACCGCTTGTGGCGTAGGTGATGATTGTGCAAATTGCAACAGCTGACCGGCAAATCTTTGAGATAGTTTCAGCGCTTTGGTGCGGATCTCATCTTGGGATTCTTTCGGTAATGATCCCAGTACGCGCAAAAGATTCTTGAATTCGACAGGCTCAACTTCGATGGCAATCGTTCCCTTGCCTGCCTTAGCTGCCATTTCGCTTCTCCAGAATCTCGATCGCCGTGATGATCTGCTCCGCCGTTTGCCATTCGCTCATCGGGATATTTGTGGCCAAGGCCAGTTCCACGATGGTGCGGTTTAAGCTTCCGACGGGGTAGCTTTTGGGTTTTCGGGTTCGCCTGTCTGTATGTCTGACACTGTTTCGATCCAAGCCTCGTATGGCTTGACAGGCTTGCCAGCGGCTTCTCGCTTCATGGCGTGATATGCCAAGAATAAAAGATCAGAAATTCCGATCTTGTCTGCCGCTTGCGTGATCGAATGGCCTGTTTTGTTTTCCCATTTGCACCACTCAGGCGGAGCGGCCACGTATGTGGCCGACTCCCCTGACACGTATTCGATTGTGATGTTTGTTTTCATTTGCTCCCGATTCTTATCTCTTAGCTAAAGTTTTCGGCAGGGACGCCGACAACTGTCAATGATAGCGACACTGTCTGCGCGTCCGGTGCTGCACCGCCGACTGATGGGAATACCGGCAACACGTTGCAAGTAAAGACCGCGCCAGTGGTGGCTGTGAGTGATACGGCGAGAGTGGTATTTGGTGCGGTTTCGCACGCTGTCCACATTGCCTCGCATAGTGATGAGGCTACGCCCCAGTCAGCCAACATTTCGACTTCCAGTGTCCACTGGTCATCGATTGCCTTATATGCACGGCCGTCGAGTGTTTGATACGTTTCGATGGTGTGCTCATTGCTCAATGTTACTGATGACGCTTGTGCGTCGTAATTTGCGGCAGCGATCGTCAGTACAAGATCGCGTCCGGTGATGACGGTCGTTGGCATTTTTTCTCCTAGTTTGTTTGAGTGTATTGCGTTGATAGTTCAATCTCACACGCCAGAATTTCCGACGCTGCGATCATGATCGGGGTTGGATTAGACACGGATCCGACCGTGTAGCCTGACGGGATAACCGCCAGAATGCTCATGACTAGCTGCTCGATGTTGTCGAGCGCTGCCGCGTTTGAGTGCATAGCGACGCCGACAGTCAGGACAAGATTGACCTTGACACGGGTCGATGTGCCGATGAGATTGCATTCTAAATAAGGGTTTGTCGGCACGATTGCCACGAATGGCACGATCGGCGCTTCTGGGACGCTGTTATAGGTATTGGCTGCGACGCTTTGAATGGCTGTCTTTAGCGTGCCGCGTACATTGACGGCTATCGATGAGGCTGGCATCAGCTCACCATCGATCGAGTATCGACCAAATTACCAAGGAGCCCGATGCAGCGATTTGTGAGGCTGCGGCCCATTCTGTACGGCGTAACGCCAAAATCGACGCCTTCGATTTGACCGCCTGCTGCTGTGCGGCTTTGGAATACTTCAACGGATACCGCAAGGATCGCGCTCTCGACGTTTGGATTTCCAATGTAAAGTGTGGCCGCGCCATAGCCGGATAGTGTGGCGATGCCGTTTGGAATGATCTGACGGATCTTGACATCTGCATTTGTTAGCGCGGCCGTAAAATATAGTTCATCCGATGACAGGACTGTATGTGTCGCGCTAAATGGTGACGGCAATCCTGTGACGATTACTGACTGGCCAGCCACGAAAGTGTGTGGCTCTCTTACATAAAAATATGCGACATTGGATGTCAATTTGTAGCTGACGATCGCTGTCGTGTTTTGTGTCAGCATCGGCAAGATTACGCCTTCGGCTGTGTCGATGATTTCATCTAAATATGCGTCATTGTAAAGTGATGAGCTCACGCCAAGAATTGATCGCAGCTGTGACGCTGTAACGATTGCTGACATGAGCCCATCCCTTCATCTACTGGGCCGCGTCGGGAGCGACGCGACCCATGTCTAATTGGTAGCGATTATGAGGTTTTATTAACCTTGAAAGCGCCAGCTGCAACCTTGGTTGCGATTGCGCCATAGCCATACATCGCGATATTGATTTGGCCGGTGTTCACTACGTCAGCGCGTAGCTGATAAGTAGGTGACTCGTACCATGTGTAAGCGTCTGGATTGACGATCAAGATCGATCCATCGGTGTCTGTTGTCGCCGCTGTGTTAGCTGTGACGTAAAGATCAAGTCCGGCAACGTTTCCGCGAATTGAATCTGGACGTACGACGCCGCCAGCATTTTGTGGCTGTGCTGCGTTGTAGATTGGACGGCCTGAATCGTTAAGTGTCATCACGTTTGCCCATTGGGATGTGTTCATGATGATATTGCGTGCAAAGCCCTGTGTGCCTGCATAAACTGATGCAGCACCGCGAGCAATGACGCCAAGTAGTTCGGCAGCTGTTGGATATGTTGTGATGGTTGTCGCGTCAGCTGTTGCGCCAGATACAAGCGCAGCATTTACAGCTGTGTCTGTGACCTTTGCGTACTGTGCGGCCATGTTGCGCATGAGCTCATCGATGAAGAGTGGTGATGAGCGATCGAATAGCTCGACGCTAAATGTCTGCTGGCCTGAGTACTTAGCCACGCTGACGCTCAAAAATTCTGATGTCTGATCGACATCTGCAAGTGTGCCGCCTTCGGCTTCGACTGTGATGCTTGGTAGCGCTGTGATCTTTGGGATCTCGAATGTCATACCGGCATCTGGCAATGTGCCACGTGAGATCGCGTCGATGTTGCTACGTGTTGCATTTGCGAGCCCATTGATGACGGTTGTGAGCTGGCGTGTAGGGACCAAGCCTGCGTTGTCTGTGGTATCAGCTGCCGCGCGTACATAAGCACGTGCATCTTCTGATCCAAGTGTCGCCTTGATTGTCATTTCGAGCTGCTTTGTAGCTGAGAAATCCAATCGTGGCTTGGCTGTGAATCCGCCGACTGTTGCGGCGGCTGTGACTGACTGTGCGGCTTCGACCGTTTCGACGGCTTCCGCTTGTGTAACGGTGTGTTCCACTTCATCGTCCTTTTCTGTTGATGTTGCATCCTTTTCCAAGTCGGAATCGGAATCTTCTTCTAGATCATCTTCTAGATCATCTTCTTCTTCATCTTCCATCGCTGCGACTTCTGTGACGCGAGCGCTTCTTACGGCTGGCTCTGATACAAGTGCCACGCCTGTCAATTCTGCTTTGAGGACTTTCATGTAGCCCTTCTCCTGGACATAATCTTGGACGGCTAATTCCACACTCATCCCGTCGCGTAATCCTTCCATCGCTTCGATCAGTGCGTCATTGCCTGCTTGTGTCTGGCTGATTTTAAATGTCGCGTTTATCGCTGAATCGCCATCCATTGACATCGACAAGCTGCGCCCAATCCTGCGTGTTCTGTCATGCTCTAGGTTGAGAAATACGTCGGCAGGCTGAATTGATCCCTTTGCAAAAATTACTTTGCCGGTCGATGCGTTTGCTTCTTCATCAAATGCCACGATGCGTCCGGTGATTGTCCGTGAATCGGAATCGGCTGCCGTGATCTGGATTGGTGTGGTGAGCTTCATGACACTAGATCTTCCATTTCTCTAATTTCTTCTGGACTCATTGCTCCGATGCGGTTGAGAATTTCGTACACTTGCGCGCGTTCGTAAGGATTGCCACGCAAGAAATCGTCCAAGTTATAGCGGATGTATTGTGATGCTGGGGTAAAATCCGTGAGTGATAAGCGCTGCTCAATGATTGTCAGGATTGGACGAATTGAGAAATCAATCAAATCGCGGCGCTGATTGACAGCGTTGGAATATGTCATCGATGACGGATCAGCTGATGCGAACCATGCCGGCAATCCGATTGCCCTGCATAATTCCAAAGCCAAATATTGTCTGGCTTCGTTCATCTGCATTTGCTTCGGATCGAATCCGACAGTGTCCAGTGACACGTCAGCATTTAATACTGTGATCGATTTGCTTGTGCGATTAAGGAATGTTTCTTTCAGCGCTTGCAATCTTTCCTTGGGTAAATTTGTGCCGTTTGTTTTGACGATCATTTGTGGCGCTGGATTCTGTGCAAAATCTAATCCTGCACGCTCTAGCGCGTGAGCTGCTCTTACTGTACGGCCTGCGCGATTGAGTAAGCCTTCTTGCATGTTGCCAAATACGACAAGATCATCCGGCGCGATAGGTACGCCGTCCACTGTGTAGCTTTCGATCTGTGTGCCATTGGCGTTTGTGAATACGCCGACGCGCTCAGGTGCTACACGCTCCATCGATTGAATGCGACCCGTGTCCGCATATCTGGACATGACCATGCAATACGCGGCTGGACGAAATAGTAAATCCTCGCTGATCCATGCCCAAAATTCTGCGCCAGTGATGCGTGGATCTGGCTGATTGATAACACGCACCGATCCGACGCGCTCATTTGTACCCTTGACTTTCGTTTCCAAGGGAAGCGATGCGACAGTGCTGCAAATAATTCCGCGAGCGCGAGCGATTACCGGTACGCCCATCGCGTCACTTCTTGATGCGCTTTGCACGCCGCCGAAATAAGGTGCGCCGATTGAGTCAAGCGAATTTACAGGCGCGAGCGATGCGTCGATGACTTGGTCATCCGGCATTGGCTTGGAGCGGCGATCGAATAATCCCATGCATGAATTTTATTTGATCGGTACTCTCAAAATACCATTATGTCAAGATCCGTCCCTTCGCGTGTCGCGAAATGCGTGACTAGCGCACTCGCAACCGTCGCGCAGACAGTGGACTGTGATGCTCTCCGACCGATGATCCAGCCACCATCCCCAAAGCGTAACTTGGCCGCCGATAGGACTTGCTTCGTCAGCTCTGGCTGATTGATGTGCCTCAATCTTTTCGATGTCACCGCTCCTAAGAATTCGTCGCACGCTTGTCCGTACAGTGCGCCATCGATGTCAGCGATCGGGATTCCAGCTGGGACAAGCCTCGATGCAATCGCCGACGATGTGCGCTTGCTAAATGCTACGACCTCGACCGGCATTTTTCGATAATACTCGGCCACGTCATTGGCGATTGATTTGTCATCGAGTGAAATGGGATTGTGCCATGTGTGTAACAGCTTGACCAAGAATTGACCGTCATCCATGTGCTGCGCTGCGACCAGTGCCGCATTCTTTCGATCTGGCGAGCAATCCAGCCCAAGCCAGACAGTTCTCTCCAAGTCTAAATCTATCCCATCGATTGCACACTCAGCCCATTCGCCAGACGGGATCGCGCTGTCGATTGTCTGAACCCAACGGCACAAGACTTCGGTACGGACGACATCCGGCGGATCGTTCATCACGGATTTTAGATTGTCGATGTGGACTGTGTGGCCGAGCGCTGGATTTGCCATCGCCGCGCCAGCCCAGAATTTAGGGGAATCGTCGATCATGTCGTAATCGCTCGACCATTCAAAATATCCGATGTCATCGACCGCCCCAGACGCCGCCGCCAGGCCGCGCTCGCGTAATTGATTGAGGACAATCGAGTGCTGATCTCCAGCGTTGGAATATGACCACAGCTGAGGATTCTCGGCGGCCATCATCGTGTATCGCAATGATGCCCAAGTAGTTTCGTCTTTGAGTTCACGCGTTTCATCGATGTGGACTGTTTCTGGCTTTGAGATACCGCGCGCGGCAGCTGCGCCTGCCTTGACCATGTAGCGATTACCGGTGAGCGTTTCAATCTCTTCGGATCCGTGAGCCCAGCGGATGCGCTTGACTTGCTTGGCCAGCCCTTCATTGCTCTCGATTGTGTGGACGAGATCCCTGAATGTTTCCAGCGATGTCGTCAATCGATGAGCTGTGCCGATCTGGAGCCGATTGTCCCATTCGAACAGGCCCATCAAAATGCGCTGCTTCATGAATGTCGTTTTTCCTTGCTGTCTGGCTACGACAAGCTGGACCAGTGGATGCAACCATCGGCCGTCATCCTTGACACGATGCGACTCAATGGCAAGCCATTCTTGCCAAGGTAGCAATGGGAATCCGATCGAATTGCTGAAATCAATCAGCTCTTGGCCTCGACTTGGTAAGTCTGGACGCAAGCGTGAGTGGATTCTTGGGGTATTTCGGCCATAAACCTTCTCTACGATGGGCTCTAAAACCTGCTCAGGCCTATCTAAGCCACCTTGAACCAGTGTCAGCCGTCTTGACCCTTCTTGATCCATTTCAATGCCTCTTTGAGTCGTTTGGTGGTGAAATAAAACCTAGGGGATAGGGTACGGTGGAATCAGTGTTAGAAAAAATTGACCCCTTGCGCATTTTCGCGAGAATGAACTCATCCGGTAATTTATCCTGCTTGGCAAAATTGCACTTGCGACAAGCTGCTACAAGGTTCTCAGGATCATCTGTGCCACCCTTGGCCACTGGAATGACGTGATCGACTGTGTCTGCATCCATTCCACACCAGAAGCATTCGGCTCCATCTCTCAACAGGATGCGAGCGCGTAGCTTCTTCCAGTGTGTGCTGTTGGCCTTACGCTGTGAGTGTAGGCTCATCAGTACCATCCCTTCTTCTCATGGAATAGCCTAGCCTTACATGATGATCCATAACGTTTTGTGATGTACTTGATTGTCTGATCGATCTGTCTATAAGGATCGAGATCCCTGTACCAAGTAGATCGCATTTGACCCAATCCGTAATGGCTACCATTGCGAGCCATCGGATTCCATCTGGATTCTTTGGTAATGATCCAGCGAAAGCATTGATATTGCTTATCATCAATGATCCTTGAATGTGCATATAACTTCAAATGATCTGCTTGTGTTGCAGCTTGTACCGGTTGCATCGTTATTGACATCGAGCCTATACATAGGCATAGCACACCCAATAGCACCAAGCGCACGCGCGAGCTACCAGCCTTCGGCGCTCGCTGCGAGCGAATGGAGCGTAATGCCCTAGTCAAGTTACTGGCAAGTATGTGGATAAGTCGAGCGTGGCTTTGGCGTGTCGTCCACAGGTTATCCACAGGGCTCATTTATCTCCACCCCAGCCCTTACCTTTGAAATGCACCGGATTGGCTGTGTAGATCCTAGACATCGGTATAGTGCATCCATCGCAATATGGCACACGATCAAGATCATCACCGATTGGCCTTTTGAGTGTTTTAACCTTTGAGCACACCTCGCATCGATAGTCATATTCCGCCATGTTGATCGCTCCTAGCCATGACGCCCATGACGCCGCATCCAAGGCACTGGACGAGCACCATCCCATCGCCCAGCTGTACGTCATCCATCTTGACCCCGTGATTTGTAATCTTCTTCTCGACCCTACATTGAAAGCGCAGCATCTCCATGACTGGATCTCCTTAGATTCTCGATGGGATGTAAATTGTATTGCTCAACCCAAAATGACGGATTATCGCGTCGCTTCCATTGCTGATTTTTGGCTATCGATACCGGTATCCATCCCCTGATCTCATAGACCGGTGATCGACCAGTGACCAGCACAGCGATGTCGCTATTTCGATCGCTGTCGCTGATGATGAGCGCACCACTGTCGTATTTCGTCCATTTGACTTCAATCCGAGATCCGACATCAGCTTGTGATTTAAATGTGTTATGAGTCGGCTGGAAATCTTTATTTCCAAAGTACCGAGCGACCACAATCTCGGCGCAGATCGATTCGGCTATCTGGCACACGTACTCATGGAATGACAGATTCTTGTCATATCGTGATTTGTGATCTGGACGCCCATTGATTTCTTTGATCCTAAGTAAAGCGATCTCAATCGATTGCATCATTTGGTCAAATGTCACTGTCATCTTCATTTGCACAGCTCACAGATCCAGATTTGTTCAAGCCCTTGGACGTACTCATAGCGACCGCCTGCAAAGCCCTTAAATGCCTCGCATCGATCGCACCACTCAATTCTCGGTGGATCAATCTGATCCTTGACCACTGTCCCATCGATGTCGATTCGTGTGCGCTCGCCCGTGTTTAGCTTGATGAATTCCATTGACCCCATCAGCTTTGAACCTTCCACTTACCATCAGATCCCATGACGTACCAGATTGCCGGACATTGATTGGCCTTGACCTTCTCGGCGCACACGTGTCCTCGATAGTCCTTGCCTGTCTTTGGCGATGTGCCTTGCTTCAATAGCATGTGGCCGTGTTTGCACTGTGGAGCTTCGGCCAATATCTCGCCGCCTAATTGATCGACAATCTCTGAGATACCTGTCGCAGCTGTGGCAAAGCCTTCCTCGGCAAATGGCTTCGACCAAGGATCGTCCTCAATTTTGTTCACGAAAGCGACTGGCATGTGCTCGACTTGCTTCATGTTCTCCTGTGTCGGACGTGTATCCGATCCAAGCAATAGCCCTATGGCACGCCCGATCGCTGATGTCACTGTGTCCTCGACGAACCAGCGCTTCATGCTGGCCTGATATGACTCCACGCGACCGAATCCAAAATCAATGGCACTTGGCTTCTCATCTTCATATTCTCGAAATAGTCTGCACTCGATTAGCACGTAACCGGCAACGGCATTGAAATCAATGATGTGTGTTTCGATCCGCCCTGATGGATAAGCCACCCAGAATCGTTTGATGCGTGATGCGACATCTTCGTAATTGTCAAGAAATCCCATTTACTTCACCGGCCTTTTCATAGCCATACCGACCGATCGCCCGTGATGGTATCCGACCGATTTCCCGTCCCTGTAGCCCATTGAATAAATGGCCACGCTGACCAATAGCTGCGCCAGTAGCGCAAAGCCGATGATTTGTTCTGTTGTCATTTTGCTCCCGTTTCTGTTAGGGGAGCGACCCTAGTGTTTCGCCTGATCCGTGACCAAAGCCGCTCCCAAGTACATGGTGACGGCAATGACTGACAAGGTCAAGAATCCTGCGTGTCTGTCGGCGTGTCTGCCTTTGGTTTGTCCTTATCCTTCAATCCATTACTGGCCAGTACAGATCCGAGTGCGCCAGTCAAGAAAATCGTGAGTGTGGACAGTAGCTCGATGAATGCTCGATCATTCGGCGCTTGATCGCCAAGCGGCTGCGTCACGAATATCAACGCGTAAAGCATTCCAGCAACCGAAAATGTGAAGGTAAGAGCTAGTGATATGCCAATGAATACGATGAGCCGAGCTTTAAGCTGCTCATTTGTCAGCCGTCTTTGATGACGTAAAGCCATTGGGATCCTCTCCAAATATGTCCTCAGTGCAGACTCCGAGAGCTTTACATTGCGGCGGATTACACTCAGGCGCTTCCCAGTTTTCGAAATCTTGGCACTCATATCTTGTCCAACCCTGATAACCACAAGCCGACAACCCCAACGATAATAAAATCGCCAAGGCTGTCAGCTGTAGTTTCCGAGTCACTTCCCCAATAACCCGAAAGCCTGATCCTTTGGATTGAGCCATCGTAGGATCACCGGTGCGACCGCTGCCGCTCCAGCCATTGCCAAAGTCTTGGGATCTGTTTCGCCTGCCATGTATAGGGCCAGCGCCGCCGCCATGAATGAGCGCGCCCAGCTTGCTGCCATTGCTTTCATTTCTTCCATGTTTTCTTCTCCTTTGTAGGCTTTGCAGCCTTCTTTGGTACTTGGACTTCTACGATGGGAAATTCTCCCTTGTAAGGCTTGTACTTGGGACGGCCAAAGCCGACCACTTCTTTTCCGACTGTGCGCTGTTTAACCATGACCATTCCGCCATTGCGTTGATCGCCTGTGCCGGATGTGTTGCCTTCGATGGTCGTGATTGTTTTGCCATCGATGGCCACGACGATTCCGATGTGAGAGATACGATCCACGCCGTCATGTGGAAAGTCCATGAATGCCATGTCACCGATTGCCGGTACTTCATGCCAGCGACCGATCTCCTTAAATTTGTGAGCACCTGTGGCTGTGCTGACAAGGCTGTGAACCTTGACGCCAGCTTGTGCCAGTACCCAATTACAGAATGATCCGCACCAAGGTAGGCCATCGGCTTTTGTAAATTTGCCATATTTCGTTAAATTGTCGCCTTCTTCAATCGTGCCGATTTCGGCCTTTGCGATCTCAATGACGTGTGGCGCTGATCCCAGTGGATAAGTCATCAGATTTCCCAATCTCTTTTGTGTTCGATATTTGTGCATTCCCATCGTTTTAAATCATTGAGTGTCAATTCTTCATGACCGCAATCAGGCATTGGAGCGATGAAAGCATCATCGATCGGATCATACGTATATCCAACTCCAGCATAATTGAACCGAATATTGCCATTGTATGACGTACGGATGCAGGGTTGTCCTACGAAATCCGAATACCATTCCTCAGGCGTTAATCCATCGATGATTTCTGTTTCATCTTTTCCAGTGATGACATTTGTGACGATATTGTTTTCGTCTAGGAAAGCATAGTGCGCCATTATTTTGTCACCGTTCCCGTTCCTGCTGTAAATCTATAAACACGGTATCCGCTTCGGGTCGGCTGTGTGTAAGTTAAACCGCCAGCGATTGATGATAAGGCTGGAAATGTGTCAGGGTAGGCAATAATCACCACTCCTGAGCCGCCATTTTTGCCGTTCAAGTAACTTATGTTTGATCCAGCGCCACCACCGCCGCCTGTGTTAGCCGTTCCAGGACTCGCGTCACGATTTTGGCTGCCATAATTATCTGCTGAACCATCGCCACCACCGCCGATACCACCTTCACCTGCGCCTGGATCGCCTGATACGCCGCCAAATGCTGCGCCACCGCCGCCACCTGCATAATTAACTGATGATCCCGTGATCGATGAGGCTGATCCAGCGCCACCGTTTCCGCCGCCTGATCCTGGGTCTGTTCCACTGGCGTTTGCACC